AGTGTTCAGTATGGATGATTTTATTAGAGCAGTTCTAGAAGGTGATATAGATGGAATTGTTTCGAACGTGTCGTCCGTACAAGAAATATTTAGTGAAGTTGAAAAAGAAGGTAAGTGGAAATATTTGATAGAAAAGACAAACGAAAATAATATTGATATTAGTGAATCAAAATTCTACTTAAAATTTAATAAATTAAACGATTTATTAGTACCTTTTAAACTAGATGAATTTAATAATGCTTCGGAATATTTAGAACCCTGGGACAAAAGTAAAATACCTCCGGATATGAAGGCAACAATTGATTATCGTTATTCAGATATGGCACCAATTAATGGATTTACTAAATGTTGGACTACAATTATTATGTTTTATCAAATGTTTGGTGTTAGAATGTTAAAATGTAATGCTACCCAGATATTTGTTAGATATTTGTCTTTGTTTTCTGAAGAGCCATTTATTGAATTTGGTGATGGAAAAATACAATTAGCTGACACATGTATGGATATGGCGGTAACTTTAAGAGTTAAGTTATATATTAGAGCCATTTGGGAATTAATGACTGATAAATTAGAAGATGAAGTTGGATGTGAAACATTTGCATATCTATTCAAAAATCCTCAGGTTAATACCAGTAATTTAAAGAATTTCAAAGGACCATTAATCTCATGTTCATTGTCAAAATCGACTGGTGGTCATATGGTACAATGGGATGATTTAACACTTAGTTCATTTAAGAAAACGAAAATGCCGTCCATTAATCCTGATATTATTACTTATCAACGTTTAAAAAAGGATGTAAGAACAGAACTAAAGAATATGAGGACAGTAGGATTAAATAAAACAGCAGACAAATTTGAAAAATTAATTAGCACTAATGTTAATCAAAGTTCTGCTGCAGATTTTTCTACATTTTGGTTTCTTGAAGCTATGTCAGGAATAATGCGTAACAATTTTTCTACAACTGCTATTAATTCAATCAGATCAGCAAGAGAAAATAATTTTTATAGACCAAATAATGAAATAGCTATACATTATTTTAAAATATGGTACAATTTTCTTTCTCATTATGTTAATGAAATACCTAAAACTCAGGAACAAATGGTTTTAGAAATCAAGTCCGATCTAACAACAAGATCAAACGGTTTGAATAAATATATTATAAAAGATGGTGAATATATAAAGAATGAAGATGTCGGTTCCGTTTCTATAGATATGGGAAAACCATTTAGCCATGAGGTAAAAGAAAGTAAATCAGTTTGGACATTTAATGACAAAATGATGACATTCATCTATTTAATGAAAGATCCAAGTAAATTATTTGATCATGATAAAATGGTAAGAAGTTTAAGTTTTGATGATCCAGGCAGAATGTTCGCAAGAAATGTACCGGCTAGAAAAGTAAGAATGGTATATGGTGTTCCAGAATATAGATTTATAGCAGAAAGATATATCAGATGCATGGTCGATTGGTTTACTAAGCAGAAATATCCAAATCCAATAACTGGTGATAATTTCTTTCCTATTACTACTCTTGCTATAGATACTGGTAGATATATGACTGAAATGGGTAGGTATTTATTCTACACAGGTAATCCTATGTTAGGTGCACTTATATTACTAGCTGATTTTTCAAATTTTGATCAAACTCAAGTCTTTGATAATTTTAGGAAATTTCAAATTATGGCAGCTGAACGTGTAAGAGATGAAAATCCAGATTTATTAGCTACGAGAAAGTTTGGTATATTAGGGGGTTTAACACCTTTAGATTATTTAATTGATCATTGGAAAAGTTTGGAAGATTCAGTCTTTAGAATATATACGGGTTCAAAAACGTATGTTGATCTACAATGTGGTTGGCTATTATCTGGGGAATTTGGTACTTTACTTGAGAATACAACTACTAATTTAGCATTTGTAAGAACTGTGATTGATCAAATGTCTAGTATATATATTGAATTAGAATCTGGAAAGTACGCTTTATCAGAACTACTTAATTTTGAGTCTTTTAAGTTACAAGGTGATGATCAGATTGCTATTTTAAAACCAGTAGTACTTGATTTGAATCAGAAAGATCGTACAGCAATACAATCAGAGTTTCTTAAATTATTATATTCAGTTGCCGTTAGTGCAGGATTAGTTATATCAGTAAATAAAACAGGATTAAGATATGGTCATTTTGAATTTCTCAAGAAAGCAGGTATTTGGGGATATGCTATACCTAGATACATGCAAATATCCTTAGAAGAGTCTGAAACTTTAAATAGAACTCAAGATCCCGTAGAAAGAATGAGATCAAGATTAGGTCAAATGAGAGAATATATATTTAGAGGTGGTAAAACTGTTTATGCATTGATTAGAATGTACATTGAATGGATTTTAATTAGTAGAATAAATTTTGGTGTTGATTCAAAAGGTACAAAAAAGTTTTATCATTTACCATTTAGTTTATTATGGACTCCAACCAGTTTAGGAGGTGTTGGTATGCATCCTATGACAAATACGGATCCAAATGTTGATGTTATGTTATCTATTTATCCATGGCCTTTAGCTGTTAGAAATGATATTAATATGGTAATTCAAGCCGTTAAAGCGTCTCCAGCTAAAGATAATTCTTTTATAGTTGAACAAGTTAAAAGAGTTTTAAAACCAGGTTATGATGTTATTAAAGCATTCGACCATAAAGTAAATTTTGAGACTATTGAGAGATCAAAAGATGCATATGACAGATTAAGAGCAAAAGGTATGAATGCTGATCCCAATGCTTATTTTTTGAGGTATGAACAGGAAATATTAGAGGCAGTTGAAGATGATAAGAAAATGCAATCTGTAAATGTTAAATGGAAAAGATCAAAAGCATATTCAATAATCTCAGAATATATAAAATTGAAAAATGAAAATAATATTGTATATGATTATTTAGAAAAAATGAATATAGCTGGTTTATCATTTGAGTATCAAGATGTATTAGATAATAGAAAATTACCTTTCTGTCCAATAGCAGGTTTAGACCCATTTTTATCTGATTGGTTAGTACGAGTTGGAACGTCATCTGAAGAAAAGGTAGCTTCTGGAGATGCATTTGGTAAATTAACCAGATTATTGAATAGAGGGTCATTTCCTAGAAATTTAAAGGCAAACAATATTGAATCAATTGCGGCCACGTTACTAAGATTAGGATATACAACCCCACCAGATATAACTGATTTTTTGGTAATGAGAGGAGCTGAACCTGAAGCTGCTATTGATGTTGCAAAAATATTAGCTAATCAATTGGATATGTTACAATATCTAAGCAGCGTATCTGCATTCTCATTCGTAGGAGAAGGTTTTACTGATAAATCAACCGAAAGAGTTAATGAAGTAGTAATGTTTTATGATAATACATTAAATAATACATCAACATTCTCATCTTTAATAAAGTCCCTAGGATACCAATTTATGAGAACTGATCAGTTATGGGATTTTAAAGACGGAGTTATGAAAATTAGACCTAGAAGAAAGGTATTAATAAAGTTCACTAATGAAACTGTTCTTAATTATATTTTAAAAGGCTTAACAACAAAAGTAAAAGATTCAGCAATATTCGAACAGTTATTAAGAGAAACGATTTATATGCAAAGTTCTTATGTTGGACATGAAGAACATTTAAATGCAGTATAGTCTTATAAAAATCACAATCCATTTTCCCAATTTTTCACTTCACTAC